CGTGCTTACTACAGAAGAGTTGCTGCCATCAAAATATTTTTGGAAAATTGGATTTCCTTGATGTTTGAGGTCAAAAGATAACCTAACATCTCTTTCCGTTCCATAGTAAACATTATAATCTGATGTTGCGGTATTATTATTGTATTGAATTAGTGTGTTTGATTCGTCAAAATTTGTAAGGGAATTGAAGAATACTTTTACCTGAGTATTAATGCTTGGTAAGGGAGTGAATACTAACCTGGTTGAGTTTGCTGTTTTTATAGCGTCAATAGTTCCAAGACCAGAATGTGTTTCAACATTCCCAAACTCCGTCACATAAACATCGTTTTCATCGTCCAGAACAACTAATTCGGATAATTGATGTCTATTATTCGTAATATCGGAGACTTGGACAATGTAATATCCACCATCGTAAGAATCTGGATACTCTGCAATTATATTTGCAGATGGTGATGTTGAAGATGCTATAGATGTACTCTTTGCCTCAAATCTTACATATTTAATATCAAAAGTTCCTACTCCAGATACTGCAGTGTTAGCAATTGCAACTTGAATTGTACTTACTGAAGCTGCTACTCCAACAACTGGAGTAAAATCAACCTTTAAATTTGATCCTGAAAAATAAGCATAGAAAGTACCAAGACCTGAACTTGAGAATGAGTCTGTAGAATGACTTGTCAGTTGTCCATAATCAAGAAGTTCAATATTTGTCCCATCGTGAATCAGGTTTAACTCATTGAATTGATATTGACCATTATCTCCAGAAATTTCTACTAATACTTTAGCAGAAGTATAGGTAGTGCCAATTCCAATAATTGTTGTTGATCCAGAAGAAACAAATGTTGTATTAGTATTTAAACTTACAATATTACCTAAAGTAGTGCTTCCTATACCAGCAAAACTATCTTTTACATTATATGATAGTGTAGTTACATCATAATCATTTACTTTATACTTTGTTGGATAGAAAAGTACTAATCCTTCATTTCTTTCAACACTAAAATCAAAAGAACCTAAATCATAAACAGATTCTACTCTACCATACTGATTTAAATACCCAATAGTATTGTCATGTAGTAGGGTAAAGAGCATTAATTGTCTTTGAGACGTATATCTCTTGTCTCTCACATAAGTAACATATTTTTGTGCTCTAGCATCTGTTAATGGGAATCTATGAACAATAGAAAATCTTGTTGATCTTGGATTGCTGTTAAACTGACCACTTATATCGTCAATCGATAAAACTCGGTTTCCTACTGATTCAAAATAATCTGTCAGTACTCTACTTGAGAAAGTTATTTCATCTGAAATAACTTTAGAACCAACTATTAATGCATTCTCTCTGGCGAGATCAAAATCATACACACAATTGAGACTTGCAAATCCATCAATATCTGTAGTAACATCAATAAGAGAAACTGTTTCAGTACTAATTCCAGAATAACCAAAAGATTCTAATTGATAATCACTAAACTTCTTAAATCCAGAAGTGTGATTGAGTGATCCAACTGCATTCTCCCAAGTATCATATGGAACTTTTGATTTTAAAGAGTATGAGAAATTCTGATAATAGAAATTATCTTGAATCCTTTGTAATTGGTTATTTAAAACTCCAGTTTCTGTTATCCACCCATTTTCTGACTTGGAATATGATCCAACATCAATAAATCCTTCCGTCTTAACTACAGACGAAATTCTTCCTTGAGTTTTTGAAGACGTACCTTCAAGTATGTTACCTTCTTTGAGAATTTCTCTTGAAGAAATACGTACATATTTTGTTTTTTCATTCCAATCTTCAACAAAACCTAAAGGTAATTGTTGATTTGGATATCTAACATTTTCATTTTCAAAGAAGTTATTTGGTTTTAGACCAACATTAAATTTAGGGAAGTATTTTTCGGGAATTATTCTTCCCGAAGAATTTACAGGGTCATATCTTCCCGGAACTTCACCCGCAACTAAGTGATCAGTTAAATTGTAAGTTACAGTTCCGATCCCTCCAATATTTGCGTCAACTGCAGTAATAGTAAAAAGTTGATAATCATAATTCTCGGAATTAAATCCTTTTGCAGTTGAATTGATTCCAACACTAACATTTTCAATCAAAACCTTGTCATTTACTGCAAATGGGAATGAACTCAGAGTACTAAATCCAACGGATAGAGTTACAGTTACATTATTGTTTGATGGATTATACAAAATTGATCCAATACCAACACCATTAGAGTTTTGAGTTGGAATAATAGTTGGAGTGGTATCATTAAGTCTATATGTGTTATTTAAAATGGTAGCATAATTATCACCCAAAGAATAACGAATATCTACTTCAGTCAGTGCTTGTTTGGTGCTACCATCAAGAACAATGAGTTTAGGTGCAGTGGTATATCCTCTTCCGGTAGAAGTTATACCAATATAGTCAATAGAATTTAAAGGATTAATTTTTAAAATCTGAGGGAGAATTAAATTAGGTCTTACTGTGTAGTCACATGAAAAATCAAATCCAATATTGTTTAATTTAGTTTTCTGTACTTTTCCTATTGATTTGCTAGACGCTTCTAAAATGGATCCTGTACCATTAGCAGAAATTATTCTAGAAAACTTTGGAAGAGATGAATAATTTTGTCCTTTTGATGTTATATCAATTTTAGAGACGGGTCCAAAAGCACTCGGAGATGTAGTTTCATATGATAATTTTGATGAAGAATTATAAACTGCTGATTCTGGAAGTTCTTCAACATTATATGTGAATGATGTTGATGCAATAGAAGTAATTCTATGTCTTCCATTATAACCACTATAAATGATTTGAACTTCGTTATTTGATTGAACAGATGAATCTACATTTATTTCTTCCTTAATTGGGGGAAGAGTGCTATCATAAACTGGATCTAATTTATAATATAACTTTTGAGGGAGATTATCTGTTACTGACAATGTAACCGTAGCTCCAGTATCAATACCAATTCTACCAAATCTAGTTACTTCAAAAGTGTTACTTGAATTTGATTTATTAAAAATTTGAGTATAATTTGAATCTATGTAAAAATTAAACTCAAAGGCAGAGTATTGAACAGATCCATTTAGGTATGATAGAGATGAATCAGATAGATCAAATGTTACTGTAGAATCTTTATATACCTTAATTGGTGGGTTTACAGGAGATAAGGTTCCATCAAATGTGGAAGTTATATCAACTATTTCTGGATTTAATCCAATTGAACTGTAGTATGAAGTTGATAATTTTATAGTATTGGAATCAAAAACTACAATATAATAAATTTTATCATTAATCAATCCCCCAGAAGGAGACGTTGAGTTATAGACAATTTTTTGTCCGTTTTTGAAATTATGATTTGGAATAGAGATTGAATTTGAAAGAATATCAATATCTCCTGCAACAAAAGATCTTGGATTTACTAATACTTTTCTATTGTAATCATTATACTTGATTACAAATGAAGTTGATAATCCAGGATTTACATTAACAAACACTTCATCATTGTTCGTTAGACCATGGGTTTGTGTAGTAGAAACTGTAACAAGATTTCTAGATACTTTGCAAGTTAAGTTTGAATAATTTGTTTTAAAACTATGATATGATCCAGTTCCAATACCCGTGAAATATAAAGTACTCTTTGTGTTTGTTGTTGATGCAATTCCAACAAAAGTTCCTGTTGTCCCTAAACCAACTTTAACCGTTGATATGCCGATTAAATCATTTGTAATTTTTGCGACATAAACTACAGATTGATCTAAAAGTAGCGTTGAATTTGTTCCGTCAACTGAAACTGAAATCGCATCACCAGAATTTTTTGAATATGTTAAAGAATCTCCAGTTTCTAAATTGTGATTTGGGATATAAATTGATTTTGTTGGAATGAAAATCTGTGATGCACCAACACCTGGATTTGAAAACGAAAGTGTTGACCCAATTCCAACACCAGATACTGTTCCTATACCTAAAGATTCTTTTGGATCAAAATAAATTTCTTTATTTAACTTATGTCCATAGGATGTGGTGATTCCAACATTAATAGAAAACCTTCTTGATTGTTCATAAAGAACATCAGTATAACTATGTGCCGATCCAACAGTCCCTTCTGCAGATCTTAAAACTCTAATTCTTGAAGAATCATTATCTATATTCAATACTTTAATCTTTTCTGTTCCAATACGGAAAATATCATTTTCTCTGATATTAGAAAGATTTCCTGAAACAGAAATATAAGTGACAATACCAGTTATCGTAACAGAAGAAATTCCAGATGGACTATAGACTGATAAAGTGTTAGTTGAAATTCCTGCCACATAAAAACCACCAATCAAAGATGATGTTGTGCTGATTCCAGAAATGAAAACAATATCCCTATTCAATAGAGAATGTGGTAAACTGGATTGAACAAAAAATAGATTTTTGTTTCCTTCTATTGAATAAATTTCGGCTCCATTAATCGTTGTACTTGCAACACTGATTGAATTTACAGTTTTTCCGACGATTCTGGAAACTTTAGAAGAAAGTCCAAATCCACCCGTCTCTTGCTCATCAAATATAACCTTATCATTTACTTTATAATTTAATCCTCCAGTTACAATACCAATATTTTCTACCGAACCTGGAGAAGCATATTTGACATCTACTGTTTGATCTAAAACATTTGGTAATGGTAGATATGCATATGATGCATTATTTTTAAGTAAATTATATGGGGACGTATTTCTAGACCACTTAGTTTGATTCAAGTCAATATCATCTTGATTTGATGATCTTCTAAAGTTGAACTCGTTTGGAGCAGATTTAAATTTATTTCCTACTACGTATGGAAAAACTGGTAATCTATATCCGCCAAATGAACTTGAAGAGGTACTATCAATTGTTGCAAAATATGCATATATTCCTTTGGGAAAATCAGGTGTTATGCAGAATCTTCCATTAAACTCATCCAATACAGAATCATCATTTACATTTTTGTATTCATAATCTTCAACAAAAAATCCAGATGGAAATGGTGGTCTATCTGAAGATTGATTGAGAACATAACCAGATCTCATTCTTGATATTGCACCACCATTTTTATTTGCAAATCCGTATGGTCCATATATTGGATTCCCATCATATGCCCATCCAATTATTGGTGAATGATTTGTGGAAGAAACTTCAACATCATTTACTTTTATTAGGTCATTTTTACCATAAAGAGTTTTTCCACCAGAATCTTTAGAATACAAATTTTCTCTAAGTTTTCTTGGTGCATATAGATGACTGTATTCTAATCCATACTTAGAATTTGGATTGTAGAAAACAAATCCATCATCAGTGCTAATTTTGTTTAAATATCTTGCAAAAAGATTTATTGTCCAAGATTTTAATTGGGATTTGAGTTCTGCTCCAACTCCAGCAGAAGAAACGACAATGGAAGTATTATTTTGATCATATCCTGCACCACTTTCAATAATCTTGACAGATTTAATTTGTCCATTTTCTATAATAGATGTCAAAACAGCACCAATTCCATTACCATTAGTTAAAATATTGAGATTTGGTGGAGAACTATAATCTTTTCCTGGATTATTTACTAAAACCTCAACAATTTTTCCAGCATTGATGATTGGAATAAGTTGAGCATCTGAACCGCTGCTGAGTGTTACGTTTGGATCTCTACTAAAATTAACGATTTCCGAAGATCCATATCCGACACCATTATTTTCTATATGGATTGAAGTAACTTCTCCTCTAAAAATTGGTTGAACCTGTGCTTTGAAGATTGAAGATACGCCAATATTTCCAACAACTTCTACTGATATCTGTGGATAATTGAAATTATGAATACCAGATCCAGTAGACGTAAAATCAATATACTGATTTGTTTTGTAATAAAAATCTTGATTGTCAGTACCAATACCAACTAAAGATAGTCTGAAATTATTTTCGTCTACTTTTGTTAGATAATAATTAGTATTGCTTACTAATCCACCAATTGGGGATCCAGTTGCAGAGTATCTAACAATTTCTCCAGACTGATAATCATGATTTTTTATTGTAATGTAACTCAAAGAAGTGCTTACTCCCGAAGAAGTTGCAGTTCTCTTTTTATTTTGATAGTTAGAACCCTCACTTTCAATATTAATTGACGATATTACTGATTTCTTATTATAAGATTCTAATAAATGATTCCCGATACCAAACGATGTCAACGCGACTGTGTTTACGCCAACTAAAGAGTCATCAAAAGTTTTATACAATTTAACTGTGTATAAGTCTTGGACTGAAACGTAATATGTAGAATTAGTTGTAATTCCACCAACAGATTTCTGAGCATTAGTTCTGTAGATTACTCTCTCAGTATTTCTAAACTTATGGAAAGTTGAAAACCCAATGGTATTATTTGTTATGCTTACAAATGCCGATTTGGACTCAGCATTAAATGATACTTGGTGGTCAATTAACTTCATAGAAGCGTTTGCTTTGGCACCAATACCATTGCCACCTGTAATGTTAATTTTGGGAGTATCTATGTAATCAAATCCTGGATCAATAATCCTAATCTCTTGCAATGATCCATTGATTGTGCAATATCCAGTTGCTCCAGTTCCAACAGAATCCGTAATTATCAGAGATGGTGGATTTATGATATCATAACCAGAACCAGAATTTACAACATCAATATTTTCTACGGATCCGTAGAAAATTTTGTCTTTTGACTTGTAACTTAAAATCTCAACTCCATTCACCAAAATACCTACTGGACCTGGTGCAGTTTGATATTCTTTTCCATCATCAATTGGAGTATTAACTTCCCTTAAAATCTTTTGAGATTCTAATTTCCTTGAATGAAATTCGAAATCTTCAAATTTACTACCAGTAACAGTAACAGGACTGGTAAGATTTATGAAAATTGAATTATAAATGTTTGCTCTACTTTTAGCGATTTGCACACTACTTTGGTTAACTCTCTTAATAAAGTATAATCCCTCAGTAAATAGAGATCCTTGAGATGGAGTGTAGTAAACAGAATCTCCCGTGTAAAATCCATGATCTTCGCCAGAAGTTATAGTAAATATGTCGCCAGAAAATGTTCCAGAAAAAACTACAGTTCTATCAAAAGCATTTAGTGGTTGATTATTGTAAGATGGTAAAGATGAAGATGCTATTAAAGTTTTATTATCAATCTTATATACATTTTGGACATTTGTAATTTGATTTGTGAGATCAGAATATTTTTGAGAATTTACTTTAAGTAAATTTCTTTGAATTGAATATGATCTGTTTAAATCTAAAATTCCTTGCCCTGTTATTTCTATAATACTATCAGACAATACGTTACTGACCAAAGAGATCGCACTTGTTCCGTCATTTGACAGTAATCTTATACTATCACCAACTCTTAGATTGTGCGCAATCTTCGTAGTCAGATTGTAAGTATTGGAGATAATATCAATCAAAGATAGTGATAGAACATCAACGCCAGAAGAAATATTAAAAATCCAATTATTTGAAACTACTTCATCGGATGGATTTACTCCAAGAGTTTTTATTATACCAGTGTCCCCAATACTATGATAATAAGTATTGGCAGTCAGGTCTACACTCTTGAGAACAGAAGTAATTCTTACCCTAATAGTCTCATTATTATTTTTATTTGATAATCCATAAGCATAGACATCCAACCAAATGTCAGTGCCATCTAAAATTGTTTTTGAAATATTTTGGCACCCAAAAAATTGATTCAAACTCTTAGAAGAGTATGAAATTGTACCAGTAGTTCCATCACTATAAACTACTGATAAATCTCCAGTTAATGGAAATCCTACAGTTGAATCTACGTCTATAGTATTTGCACCAGAAAGAACCCTACCAATAACCTTTGTTTTGGGATGAATTGGAAAATTACCATATAGAGATCCATCAACACTAATATCTCTATTGTATCCTGCATCAAAACTTAATTTATAATATGTTTTATCTGATTTTGCAAAAATCTTTTCAACCCTGGATATTGAAGCATATCCTTTTGGAATATCGCCATAAGAATCTTGTCTTAATGTTGATCTCTCTAGTTCATATGGATCGCCAGAAATACTTTCAACAACCAGATCATTGGTTATTTCATAATGGGAATCTGATGGTTTTGATAAGTAATCTTGTGGTTTGATGATCTTAACATCTTCGCCATATAAAACCTTAAATAAAATCTTAAATGATAGATCAGTTCCTCTAGTCGAATAAAAATCTTTAGACTGTTTAAGGAACAAATATTTGTCCAAACCACTATAAAACTCTCTGTTTTCAAATCCAGGAGTTAATTGATACTTGATTTTATTAAAAAATTCTTGCAGAAAAAGTGAACTCAAGTTGATGACTTTGGCATCTTTTTTATGATCAGCAGATTCTGTTGATTTGAAAACCAGTTCATCTGGTTTATTTTGATTATTATATGAAGTAACGCCGCTAAATCCTCTTACACAACCAGTAAAAGAAGTTGTAGTTTTATTTGTGTAGGTAATAACTTCGTCATCTATCTGCAACAATCCATATGAGTCTGGGAACCCAACAGTGCTTAATACGGTTATTGTTTCATCAAGGAAACTAATATCTGCAGCAAGATACGTTGATTCTATGTTAGATTTTATGGTATCTAATTTTAGATACTGATCAACGTTTTGTACAAGATCAGTTGATGATCCCTGAAATTCTTGAGAAATATAATACTGTTTTAAAAACTCAGCAACTAAAGGAAACTCCTCCCTAACATAAGAAGGAAGTTGATTTTGGATAACGTTATTAAACTGAATTCTTTTTTCTGTCATTTTGTTATGATCTTACTAGGTTCCCGTTGCTGTAGCTTGAAGTTACGATATAGTTAGATGCCGAAGGATCGAGTCCCGAAGATATTTCGTCCGGAATCATTTCAAAAACACTCTTATTAATATCTAGTTGGAGATATAAATCCTGTAATCCAATTACGTCATTTGATTTTGGTATTGCAGATATCTCAATGATTGTTTGAGAATCTTTTATTTTTCCAGATAAAACATTTATTGGATTTAATGTTATGATACCTTTTTCATAATCAATTCTACCAATATTTCTTTTAACAATAGTTGCACTTGTAGAATTTGTACTTGGAACAGTGAACAAGAAAATAGATCCTGTTGTTCTATTTGTATCTGGAATATCTGACAAGTAAACTGGTTCTTGGAAGTCAGATACTCTGAATGCTGAAGATTTGATATTATAACCATCCATACTCTTAATATGAAAAGCATTACCAAATCCAATTTGATATTCTGCAAACGTATTTAAGACAACTCTTAGATCTCTCCTGATTTGAATTTGTGTAATGTTAGAAGTTACTGATTCGTGAGTATCATCAATAATTTTCAGGAATTTGCTATATTTAAATCTGGCTCCATACCTATTTAATTCAGTTGATTCTGCGTACTTGTTTGCATTTGATTGAATTAATGTGGAAACATATGCCGAACTTGGGGCAAGATTGGTATTATAATAAATTTTAGAATCAACTTCTATGTAAAGATACTTGAGATCTAAAATTTCTGGAACAATTCCTGCAACAGCATACTTCTTAAGGTCCCTTTTTATATTCTCTTTGATTAAATTTGGCAAAAAGTCACCATTTCTTGGTTTAATACTGATGAATACTTTTCCATATTGTGGAGGAACCAATTCTTCGCCGCCAAAAACAGAGATAGATTCAGTTTCTGGATATATTTTCGCAGGAATTAGTGATTCGTAGTCATTTGCAGATAATGCTCTATTCTGTGAAGCATAGATTCTTGGAGCATATTTTTTAATAGACTCAACTGATTCAATATTCTCTCCACCTTGGGAGATAATCCCAGTTGATAAGAGTGATATGCCGGAAGTAACTGTATATTCCGTAGAATTTCTTGTATAAGTGAGTCTTCCTGAAAAACTAAACTGACTTATACCGTTACCACTATCTCCATTGGAAACAATATAATTTGCTTCAATGTAGTTATTATTTTCTAATTTTTTCCCAAATAAAACACCATCACCAAATATTAATTCATATCTCTCGTCTTCAATTTCTTGAATATAATAGACTCTAGAGTTTTGATTTACTTCAAACACACTATCCTGAAGAGCATACTTTGTAGATGCTGTTGCTGTTATACTACTTTTAACACTGACGGATATTAGATCTGTATCTATACCCGAGTTTGGTAAAATAAATCTTTGATTTGGATTATTTGAATTATATGTAAAATTAGTACTCAGCAGTACTCCCTCATAAATTTTAATATCATTGAAGGATGCGACGTTATCAACTACTGGTACAGTAATATCGTCTAATATTGAGAATATAAAAGACTGATTTCCAAAAGAACCAGATGTTGCTGCTATTGGTCCTTTCTTCAATGTCAATGATGATGGAACTGGCGTGATGTTTGAGGTATCAACAAAAAAACTTACAGTTGCAGTAGATGCTTTTCTTGACCTTGGAACATATCCTATATTTCTAGCAAGGGCAACGATGTTTTCTCTAAGCGTTGCACTGTCAATAAACACCTCATTTGCAACCATGTTTGCATTATATGAGGTGATGTAGGTATTGTATGCCAAAACATCAAGAATTGTTGAAAGATTAGATCCTTCAAAATCATAATCAGTAAAATTTGAGTTTGATCTCAGATAATCTCTAAGACTTGTTTTAATCTGGTCAAAATCCAGATTTGAAAAATTTACTAACGGCATTTACCTAGTAGGTTGCAGAACGAACTGTAATTGTTGCGCTGGAACATCTATACCAACTACTCTATAAACTATAATTACATCAAAAGAATTATTATCAAAATCTGGATTTACTTGAACATCCACTAATGAAACTCTTGGTTCATAATTACGAATTGAATTTTCAATTTCATCCTTTATAACAATAGCCGAAGCAGAATCTAAGTTCTCAAAAAGTGAACGACTGATTCTGGAACCGAAATTTTCATTAAAAAATTTCTCACCCGGTAAAGTAAACACAATATTACGAATAGAACGAGCAATTGCGTTTTCATTTTTAAGGGCAATCAGGTCATTTGTCAGAGGATTACTCTGAAATGACATACTAATATCTTTAAATCCCTGACTTACCCTTTGTAAAGGCATTGATTATGACAATTCTATCTTATTTATTAGGGATTTTTTGATTCATACAGTGGTTCAGTGCCATATTCCCAATCATCATAGTCTTCATCATTTCGAATTTTTGAGTGAATTTCATTTTGGTGGTGAAAATCATGTTTTTTGGGATTTAAATCATCGTTTGCGATTTCTCTAAGTAGTTTTTGATCCATTTTGTGCTCCTGATTCGTCAAAATCAGAACTTTTTACGGGGTTGCTATCCCGAATATTTGTTACTTCGTACATAAAATCGTCAGAAGTCTCAATTTTGCGACGATTTTCGACTGAGTATTCGGTCAAATCGATTTCATAACCTGGATTTTTAGTAATTCTATTCTTAGTCCATGCATCATCATACCATAATATTTTATTATTTGGATATGCATAAAAATTTCCGTTGTCCATCTTGAAAAAATGAGCACATTTATGCTCTGGAGTCTCACTAAAGTTAGTATTCAGAGTAGATTTTGACTCCCATGACCAATCAAGAGTGAACATATAGGTTCCTTCATTCTTTTCTCCACGATAATTGATTAATTCAGCACGTAAGTTAGCAAGTCTTGAACGAACTTGAACATCGATATAAGGAGAAAAGCAATCCCACCACATACACTCTTCTAATTCGTGTACTGGTGCATCGGGTTTCCAACAGAATGCATGAATAGGTCTACGAGTCCAGTTCACCCCGTTCTCCAGAAACGCTTCAAAGAGGGGTACGTGCTTCTCTAAGGATGCTACAGAGTGTACATCACATAAAGTCACCTCCCCATGACCTTTTTTATGGTTGAAAAGAAATTCATTACGAATATAACAAGTAATCGTTGGAAGATTATGATTTAAATATGCCATAAGTTGATAATAAAAAAGCAGGGAATTACCCCTGCCTTATCTATATTATTTTCCTTGACCTCGATACCTTTTCTTACGTCCATTACGAGAGGTTGCACTTAGCAATGTACGAGCAGAACGGCCCTGTCGTGTCTTCTTAGGTGCTCCAGGTTCAAAAATAGTTTTATTAGATCCGCCGCCTTTAGCCATTAGATTTCCTCCATTTCAATTAAATTAGGATCAATGTCTTCTCCCGAGAAATAACGCTCTGAGAGATCTTGAAGAATCTCAGCACAGTCTTCTGCACTGAGATCTTTATAAATTGTACGACCTTTATATAAAAGATTGTATGTTTTTTCCATTAGATAATACGAGTCTTTTCGTGTCCAACCCGAATACGAGGATCGCACCAAATCTTAAGTCCTTTATCAATTGCATCAAGACAGAAAGAAACATCTTCTCCACACATATCTTGTACTGCACCAGATTCAAAGACTTGCATCTTAGGGGCAAACCAAGGATATTCGAGATTCTCAAAAACACCTTTCTTAATCAATACCCATCCAAAACCCGTGTAGTCTACAGTGAACGGCTTACGACGCTTGCTGATTGATTCTACAGTTTCATGATTCATCACTCCGCCATTCTTACGGAAGTCATCTTCTTCTAACCAGTGTGCGACAGAGGTTGTGTGACCATCCTCAGTTGCGTACCAACCTGCGACAATTTCACGCTCCTCTCCTTCCTCTGAGAGTGCAACATCGCAAAGTTGCCAGAATTTGTTAGAATCAAAAACAATATCACTATCAATCCAAAGTTGATAATCATATTCGAGTTTTCCATCCCAAGGAACCTGGTTAGGTCCGCGAAGAACATTT